TATTCTAAGAAAGGAGGTTCTATCATGAACCAAAGTAATGCATGTTTAGGTATCATTGAGCATACATGTGGCGATTGTAAAGTAATAGACAACGTCATTGATGCAAGATGTCCTAAGGATTGGAGAGTAACAGTATTTGAACGTGAAATCTTTCCTAACGAGTTCGTTGAATTAACAGTCAACAACTCAACAAACACGCCAATAGCACTGGATTTTGTCAGAATGTGCTAAATTTTAGAAAGGAGGATTTCGTTATGTCAAGAAATAACGAAGTTAACTTCGGAGATTATTTTAATCTACCGAACCCAGGGTTAAAGTCCTATTTCGACAGAGTTCGAGCAGGTAACCCTGATGAATACCGAACTACCTTTTACAAAGGTCGTTCACTTCAGAGTGTCCTTAAAGGTTGGACGCCCACCCTTAAACAACTCGAGAACAAATTCTCTACACTATTAGACTTTGAGAATGACCTCGCGAATAAGGTCGGGCCTTTATCAATCCAAAAACCTCTTAGTGAGAGAATGGATGATATTGACTCTTACTATGATTCAATTCTCCTTGAATCTAAACCTATTCCAGAATCCGCATTAGCGAAAGTGGTTAAGGAATGGGGCAGTTTACGCGGACTGATTCCCCGGTCTCAACAGCGCACAGTTGATAATATGAAGAAATCAACTAACAGTGGTTCTCCATACTTTACAAAACGTAGAGCAGTCGTCCGCAAGACACTACCAGTTCAATTGGATTATTTGGGGATTAACACCAAACAGTTATTAAATGGTGACAATGAATGGTTATGTGCTGCGGTTTTAGGATGGAGAGGCCAAGAAGGAGGCCCTACCGATGAAGACGTAAAACAAAGGGTTGTTTGGATGTTTCCTTTTGGCGTTAACATCGAAGAGTTAACATTTTATCAGCCAGCTATTGAAATAGCGCAAAGAAACAATCTGGTCCCTGCTTGGGTTAGCATGGAATCCGTTGACGAACGAATCACTAAATTGTTCGACACTAAAGGGCGTAAGGATCTGATAATATGTACTGATTTTAGTAAGTTTGATCAACACTTCAACAAAGATATGCAGAATGGTGCAAGGTATATTATTGAGCGTCTACTTAATGATTCTGCATCTAGCCGTAACTGGTTGACAAACGTATTCCCCGTGAAATATTCTATACCTCTAGCCTACGATTTTGGTGAAATTCGTTTGGGTAATCACGGGATGGGTTCTGGCTCTGGAGGAACCAATTTTGATGAAACTTTGACTCATCGTGCTTTACAGTATGAAGCTGCCATGTCAAAGAGACAGAGATTAAACCCAAATTCACAGTGCCTGGGAGATGACGGTATTCTCAGCTTTCCTGGCATTACTGTGGAGGATGTAATGCAAGCATATACTAGTCATGGGCAGGAAATGAATGAGACTAAGCAATATGTGAGCACACATGACTGCACATATTTACGTAGATGGCATGACGCAGATTATAGAATTAACGGCGTATGTGCAGGTGTTTATGCGACTACTCGAGCATTAGGTAGATTGTGTGAACAAGAACGCTATTATGACCCTGAGGTGTGGGGTCCTAAAATGGTAGCTCTACGGCAATTATCTATTATAGAAAATTGTAAGTACCACCCACTCAAGAACGAATTTCTTGAATATTGCATGAAAGGGGATAAGTATCGCCTGGGGATCGATATTCCAAATTTCCTCGACAACATTGACAAGTTCGCCGAAGAAGTCAACGACATCATGCCGGATTTCTTAGGTTACACCAAATCCTTGCAGAAACCCACTGGATTATCAAGTTGGTGGGTTGTCAACGCTTTGAAATCGATGCGATAAGATCGTGATGGTGCAGTAAACCATTGGCCTATTCG